CTATATAAAGAATAAGAATAAAAGAAATAAATAAACAAATATGATAGGAATAGTAATAGTAATGATAGTAAGCATAGTAGTAATGTATAACCAACATACAAACTATATGAAGGATAAAAAGAAAATAAAGGAACTGGAGGAAATGTTAGATGAATACTATAAAAGACGAGAGAATCAATTACTGAAACGATTTAGAGACATAGAGCAACAATAAAAGAGTATGAAAGGTATAAACAAATGGATAGTTCTAATTGAATTGATATTGATTGTAACAATCTTTGTATGCGTTATATTAAGGGATTGGAATAAGATACCTGTTGTAAAAGATTACTTTGCATTATTGATTATAGGTGAATTGATAATAGAAAGTTGGAGCAGAATTAAAACAAAAACAAAATAGTATGAATAACGAACTAAAAACAAAAGATATATTAGAGGGAATATCGTTTATATTAATGTGTATTACGATAATAGGATTGATGTGCGTATTATATGAAGTGAAGGAGTTAAGAGAACTTACAAAGGATGCAAGTAACTTTAGAAGTATAACAATAAGAAAATAAAATGAATTGGTTTACTGATATAAAAGATAATAGAGTAGGGTTGTATAAGGAATGGCAGAGTAGTGGGGATATAAACAAAAGAAAGTATTTAATCAATCAATTAATGGAGTTACACCCTGAAACAATTGATTACCTATTCACCACTGCTAAAAGTATATATGGTGAGCATAGAGTGTATCTAATCAAAATTACTTATAATGGTATAGAATATTTAAAGATAGGTTATACAAAGAATACAATCAAAGAAAGGTTTAGCGAAAAAAGATACAATGGAGCAGAGGATTTTCAATTAGTAGAAATAATTAAAGAGGTTAAACTACAAGCAGGTGGAGCAGTTGAGTTTGAGGGATATATAAAGGATAACATACAAACGATTCAAACGGATATGAAGATGCCAGGCAAAGGTGAACTATTTGAAGTGAATAAATTAAATGAATTGATTGAAATGTGGGATAACAATATAGATAGGTTTAAACATATTGTAAAAATCAAAAGTCCTAATTAGTATATCAATCAATACTATATCAAAATAAATATATTAGTGTTAATTAGTGGGTATAAGTGGTAATTTGTGTTAAAGAGTGTCAAAAGTTTTTATGTATCAAATTAAAATAGTTACATACTTACACACTACATAAACGAATATATCAATAATAGTATATCAGTAAAAGTGTTTATATCCCACCTATTCACACATCGCAACAAATTTTTTACGGGCAATAAATCATATCACCGAAAATTTTTCTGTCAGTGCACGGATTGAAGAAAAAATAATTCTGTTTAGTGTACGGCAACCCAATGTAGGCAAGGATTGCAGAGGGAACTGAAAATAATATTAAGATACGAAAATTTTTCCATATTGCCAAAACTCTTGCCAGTATTGGATTGCCTCTAACATATCGTATCATTCGTTAAAACTTATTTAATCTTGCACGGAGCTTAGTTAGAAATTATCTAAAAAATGGTGATTTCGTAACTAACTGATAATCAATGAGTTAGCATAACTGATTGATTTACAACGCATTAGAGTGTTCTTATATAAGATATTATGTTAAATGGATAACCGATTCAGTATCAATGAGTTGCATCAAAAAAAACATATAACTGATATTATGTTAAATCCCGGCCCGTAACTGGTTGATTTTCAATGAGTTATAACAGATTGATTACTAATGACTTACACATAGTAAAAAAATATATGTGCAACTGGTTGATTGCCCATAAAAACTTTTCAAAATAGTTTCAAAAGTCCATTGCCAGGGTTTCAAAAAGTCGTATCTTTATGTATTGGGTTGAGAGAATGACCTATCACATAGTAAAAAATTGTAATATGAATAATAGAATGACAAATGAATTTAACCTTTATACGGAAGTCGCGTATAATACGTCTCGTAACGAAAAACCTCAATATCGTAATTTTTCGGCAAGTAAGTTTAACATACCTACAAAACCGAATAGTATTGTTGAGTTTAAAGACTTTATGGGTCGTACACATAAGGTAGTATGTAAAAATAATACCGAAGTAAAAAAACAAATGAAGTTTTTCGCTGAGTTGAAAAAAGAGTCTTTGACTATCAATCAAATCATTTTATCTTATCCTATTAGTATGGGTAAGGTTGAAAAAAAGTTTGTTAGTCAATGTCGTAAAGAGTTGAAAGAAACTTTAGGTTTGTCAAAGAAACAAATCGATATAGTGTTAGGATAATCTAACACTATTTTAGTTAATAACCATTAAAAGTAAAGTAATATGAAAAGTAAAGTAAATGTAAAGAGTAACTATAAGATAAAATCAGTTACAAAGGAATTGAAGTTAAAAGAAAATAAGTTTGTACCATACGACTACATACTATATAAAGTAACGAGTCCGAATAAAGATGTAAAGTATTTCAGTAATAAAAAGGACGCTACTCAATATATCAATAAGTTAACCGATACGAAAATGAATGTAGTGGATGCGTTTAGAGAAATCAAACGACTTAACGATATGAAGTTACCAATTAAAACAATATAACAATGATAGGAATAATAATCTTTTTGAGTGTGGTATATATCGGACACACATTAAACTTAACCGATAAGGATATTAGATTTGAGGACATTAAAATTAAATAGTATGAATAGAAAGAAACGAAACGATAGAAACCACATAGTATACGAAATAGTGAATACTGAAAATGGTAAAAGTTATATTGGAATTACTGCGGCTATTGGTAGACGTTTCCACTATTCTGCAAAACTACGATTACAAAAACATTTCAGTCGAGCTCGTAAAGAGAATAAGAACTGGTCCTTATACAATGATATGAGAGAGTATGGGCAAGAGGTATACGATTTGTTTATCCTTAAAGTGATTAGAGGTAAAGCTGCGGCACACCAATACGAAACGAAACAATTACAAATGTTTCATTATGAATTAAATAGTACACACTAAAATATAAAGTATGGCAAAGTATAGATACCAATTAGGTCGTGCGAGTTTGACAAGGTTAGGTGAAATTAAACCTTTAAAGAAAGACCGCAAATCATCCTTTGTTCAATTGAGTCAATCGGTTAAACATAAATGTAAAGAATTGGAGATGTATAGAATATTAAACTGGGAATTAAATTTAAATTATCAATAAATGAAACGACACATACCCTGGTATCCAATAAACGAAGTTATTAAAAATATTAAAAAGTAAAGTTATGAGTAAAGTAAAAGAAATTAAATTAGGTAAGAGAGGTTATAAAGCCATAGTAAAGAATAAGAAGTTCAACTTTGGTGATGGCAAGCACATCTATGAAGTGATTGAATTATCGGGTCCTAAAATGGATAGACCTCGTATCTTTGTTGACGAAACATCGGTGCGTAAGTATATAGGTGAGTTAGAAGTAGAAACCAAAATGGATAAGTTAGAAAATAGCTTAATCAAAAATGTATTAAGCAAGAAGGATAAAAAAGAAGTCCTTGCGTCCAAAGAGTTAAGCGATATGATACCGGCGTTAGAAGTATTAGTCGATGCTAACTTTAGAGACAATAACGCAAAGAGACCTGAAGATACCGATAAATAATTAAAACAAAATAGTATGAGTAATAAGAAAGTGAAAAGAGAAAAACCTATTCAAGCAGGAAATGATTCAATGTTCTTTAGAGGTCAGTTTACCGGAACACACGAAGACAAAACGGACAAACAATGGGTAACGTATATGAATAAGAAATACGGGACCAAATGGAACGGACGTGACTAATTAAATAATAACTAAACAAATACAAATGAGTAATATAACAAACACACCAAATCATTTAATTGACCCAATAGATACACCAAACGAAATATGGGAATCAAAAGTAGGATATGATTCAGCAAACAAACGAATGATTGCAAAAGTATATAAACACCTTTACATTGTAATGGAGTTAATGAGTAAACCATCGTGGTCTGCAATCATTAGGCAAATGTTAATTGAAGATAACAAATTAGGCAAAGTAAGTCTTAACGGATACTATTCAACGATACGCAAGAACTTAAAAGATATCGGAGTTATCCAATACAACGGACGCAAAGGATTGAGTAAGGGCCCTAATTGGGACCGGTTTTATGGTGATGAAGATTGGAATTGGTTTAGAACTAATACCAATAGTGGTGGATATGGAACGATTATAAAATAAATTTGGCAATGTCAAAAATTTGTCGTATATTACATATAACAAAGACATTAACACAATAAAGATACAAACGAAGCTGAGGTAAAAGCGACCCGCCTCAATGGAGTTTGAACAATTAATAATTAAAGGGAAGCAAAAAAATAATATGGCAAAGAAAATTGCAACAAAGGTAAACTATCAGGTAACAGAATTAGTAAACAACTTAAACGAAGCTGCTACTACTATTAGTGAACAAAAGAGAGACTTTTATACAACTAAGGCTCTTTATAACGCAAAGCGTTTATCATCTATTTTGAATAAAGCAAAAGTAGGTGCGATGGCATTAGTGTTAACTTTGGGTATGGTAGCATGTGGAACTGCATCGACTGAAGTGAAAGCTGATTCAACTGCAGTAGTAAGTGATTCAACGAGTGTTGACACAACTGCTACTCCGGTAGTAGACACTACATCAGTAGTAAAATAATTTAGCACGAGGTTGTAAAGATTCCATAGCGATATGGTTGTAAAGATTCCTCGTCCTAATGAAGCGGTGAAAGTGTAATGGTTACCTCACGGACGTAAAAGCCCATGGGTTGCACGATAGTCATCCAGACTAAAGGGGTTAGTTCAAATCTAGCTCACCGCTCTATATCAAAAGCATATTGGTTACTTTACAAATGGTTATTCTCCGATTTACTTTACAAAGAAAGCTTTGATATCAATAAAAGTGGCATCCCAATAGTGCCACTTTTTTTATAACTAAACAAACACAAATGATTTATTTAAACACGAAGGTGCAAGGGTTAGGTCGTGCTCCGGCTGTAAGTATAACTAATATGGCTCTACGATGGTGTAAGAGAAATTTAGGAGTTAATAAAAGAAAAAAGTTTGAGCCAATCTGGTCCGTAGTGAAAGGATATGATACGGACTGTGGTGCATACGATGCTGATGATAATGAGATTTGGATATACTGGGACCAATGTGAAGATGTGAGAGAGTTAATACAAACTTGCATACACGAATGGACTCACCAATTACAACCAATAAGAACAAAATATTATAAATACCCTGGCTCATATAGTCGAAATCCATATGAGAGGCAAGCAAGAAGAAACGAAGAGAAGTACACAAAAGAGTGTTGGACACATATTAAAAAACAAATAAGAAAATGGAATACGCAATAAAGAAATTGAAACAAGACGAGGTAGTATTAATGAAAAAAATTAAAGGACTACAAGATGGCAAACCTAAATGGTTAGCTAGTGAACAGCTGAGTGAAATCAGGTCCGCAATTGCTTTGTTAGATAGGTATAACGAAATGTCAGCTGAGGATATGGAGAATGAGGATGAGTATCTAAAACAAATCTTTGAACAACATCCTGCAAAAGCAAAAGCTTAAGTCGGACTATCTTAATAAAAATAAATTCAGTTAAATATATAGTATGAGTAATAGTAGTATACAAGATATAGTACATAGTATAGACATAGAGAAGTATACCAGTATAGAGAGTGAGAGAGAGAAAGTTATGGCAGATGTAGAATTTCAAAAGTGGTGTAGTGAATTAAGAATAGGTAGCAGAGTAGAAGTGAAAGATTTCCGTGCTACTGAACTCATGCAACAATATACAAACTATCCGAAGTGGGTAGCACGTATGTTTTAAAAAAGAAGTTTTGGTTTAGTTTTTCATATTTTCATTTTAATTACAAAGAGCTCCTAATCGTAGGATGAGCCGATAGCAGAAACGCTGTCGGTTTCTTTGTGCTCATTCCGGCAAGATTGAGTTGGTCGAGTTTCATGTGACTAGGCAAAAACGAGTTGCTTAAAATCGGGTCGGATACGTGCGAATACCGGGGTCCAATTTTTTCCATATACGAGTTATTTTGATATATGAGTTGACACTCACATCTGACAATTAAGAGAATTTTATTTACTTAAGTGATATTTATAGGAGTATGAAACTAAAAGAATTATTATCAAAAGTATTCGAAGGTCATTGTGAAAGGTTACCTAACGAAAGTGATGAAGATTATCTAACAAGATGTGCAAATAAAGATTTTAATCCATTTGGTTCAGTTGGTGATAGAAGTAATGTACCTCTTGCAATGAAAAAGAAAATAGTTGTTCCTATACCCATTAAAAAGAAATAATATGTTAAAAGAAGAAGTCTTTGACAGAGCTGCACAGGAATTTGGTACATCCATTGGAGTTGCAAAGATATACAAAGTACAACCTTTAAACGAATATAAAGAAGAAATAAAGGATGATACTGCTTTTGGCAAATATGAAAGAGAACTACAAATCAATTATATCATAGTAGATACAGTTGACTTAGGTTTGTATAGGGAACTACAAAGAACTTTATACGACTTAAAAGTAAATCGTAAGTCAACAATCAAAGATGAATTAAAATTATATAGAAAGGCATTTAAAGAAATAACACAAGACTTAGATTATATCGATGAGTATTAAAGAAATAACACAAAATCCGGAAAGGTATACATTAGAAGGTACACAATGGAAAATATCTGCATCAAAGGATATCAAACCTATTTATCTACCTATCGGTGTGCCACTTAATAATCTTAAACCAGTTATCAAAGGAAATGGTATTATAGTAAAGATAGGTGGAGATTATCTATGTTCTCAACAAACACTTAACGATATAAAAGACTCAAAGAACCCACATTACGATATAGTAGAGAATGGCAAGTTAACCATTAAAGATAAAGAGGTAGTAATAGGTAAGACCATTAAGATTATTGAATTGGACGTAACCCAACTACAAAAGAGTATAGATGGTAGAGAATTACAGAATAGACAGGCCGGTGTTGTAGATGTATCTTATATCAATGATGCAGATAACGGAGTAGTAGAAGGTATACCAAAGAAGTTAATAGACCAAATCAATTATACATTAGATAAGGTGAGTGAAAGACCTGCCGATAAATTTGAGGTGGTAGACTACTTTAAAATGGTAGATACAAAGAATAATCCTAATGCGGTACACTATACTATTAAACCTATAAGAATAGTAACCGACCAAAAAGAAACTATTTTTGACCCAACCAAACTACAAACGTTCATCATAGAGTTAGGAGACCAATTAAAATTACTTAAAAGAGATTTCAATATAATTCAGGATACCTTCTTTAACGGAGTGATACCTACACCTAATACTTCAGGATTGATTATAGAGAACATAGTTGCAAAGACCGATGAAGATGATTCAGGTTCTAATCATGGTATTAAGAAAAGAGTTAGTAGTGATTTGGTTAGTATTGAATCTAATCCTATTAATACTATTAAGACTGATTTAGATGATGCAAAGAGAGAATTAGATAAAGGTTTGTCCGATATAGAAAGAAAGGCAAAAGAAGATAGAGAAAATGTAGAAACACAAATCCGACAAGGACAAACTAAGGATGCACAAAATCAAAACTATCTTGCTCGTAAGGTGGTAGAACTACAAGAACAAATTAAAAACATAAAAAGTAAATAAGTTATATGAACAAATTAAGGTTACTGAGTGAAACCACAATTAAGTGGATGGAGAATATCGGAGTAGTGATGAGAATCATTGCATTTGGTACTCTATCTATTATGGGACCCGATACTCCTTTTCTCCTTATGTGGATATGGAATACTATCGATGCTGTCATTTTAACTTATGCTGCATGGGAGAGAGGAAATCGTGCATATCTTATCTTAAACATATTTTGGATGATAGTCGGATTTGTTGGTATTTACACATCAATTTTTGGAAATGGTATCAATCATTAATACTATATTACTAATCTTACGCTTTATAATGATGTCAATGGTCATTATGGGTGGTGTATTTGTCATTTCTACCTATTGGGTGATATACTTTCCTATATGGTATTTAAAGCGTCTTAAAAGAGATATAAATAAGAAATAGAGTCATATGACAATAAATGTTTACGATTATAAAATTTTATCGCCTGCAAAATGTGGGTCTCGTTATTTGGATATTATATACGATACGGAAAATTGTTCGAATGGAAAGGGAATTATTCCAAAAGGTGCGAAGTTTGGTAGTAATTCTACCTATCAAATCAAAAAAGTAGTTAATTCACCATATAGTGATAAATTGTTTGATGTTATAGAATGGAATACAATTGAGTGGATTATAATAAGACCACCATTGGAACTAACCATATCCGCAATACATACGGATTTTATGATGTGTTGGAATAATAAGTATAAAAACGAAGAACAAGCGGACGAAGAAAAACTGGCAAGATTATTTTCTAAAAACGAAACCGGACACTATCATTCCGAACTTTATCGTAATGTATGTTTTAATTGGATGAAAACTGGTAAACAAATTAAATTTATTCATTTAAACGATTTGACTGATTTTTGTGAGGAAATATTAAGTGAAAAAATTACAAAAGATAAAGATGTTTCATTTAATAAAAAAATGTTTGACTTTTCCAAATGGGATGTGTGGTTTAAAAAAGAAGATGTATTTGAATACTTTAAAAAAGTTTATCCAACATATTGGGATGAAATAAAACGTAATTTGGTTAAGGAAAACTTTTTTTGGGAACAATTGGTAAGAGATGCTGAGTTTTATAAACCAAAACTATCAAAATAGATATAAAAAATTTTTCTTAAAAAACGACTTTCTCCCCCAACCCCCCACCCCAAAATATAATAAATTATTATGAATAAAATAAGAGAAATAATAGGTTCATGGGTAATATCATTTAATCCTTCACCTGAACAAAAAGAATTAGCAGAAAAAAGATATGAGATATGTTTAGGATGTGAACATTATGGAAAAAATAGACGAATTACACAAGATGAATATTGTAAAAAATGTTTATGTTCTATTCAAAAAAAAGTATTTACAGAAAAAACAAAAAACTCATGTCCATTAAATAAATGGTCTGACGTAGATTCCATTTATACGGATAAAATAAATACAAAATCAAAATCAATAATTTAGTATTATTTAGTAAATACTTATATTTATATAAAACAGATAAAAAACTATGAAGGCACTTATACTTGGAACCGATTTCTTAAAAGATTCGGAAGGAAACTTAAAAATAATTGAAACAAATACCAATGTTGATGTTCATAATCAAATTACAGAAGAACTTGATTGGGTTACATTTAAACAATTTTTAATAGATAATTCTATTAATAATTTACATTTTATTTTTACAGAGGGTAATTTCATTAAAAATGAGAATATAGTTAATCGTTTAAATCCTGAATTTCCGAAAACTTCTTTAAAAGATAAAATGTCAGAAATCATGACGGAGTTGAACGGAACATTCCAATTTCATATGCTTCCGAATGGTTCTGTTACCGTTCCACTTATTGAAGATAATGATAATACTTTAATAATTAGAACATCGTATGATGCTACCGCAATTGTAGATGAAGAATATACTAAAGATAAGGTTAATTTTCATAGATTGATATCTAATCAAACATATTCTACAAATTTTTATTATAGTTCATCTACTGATACAGAATTAAATATTGATAGACTAACCGATTTACATACAACAACCGGAAACACTCCCAATTATATTGTAAAAACAAGATTACCACATAATGGGTATAATGTATATCCAAAATTTTACAAAATAGAATCTTTAGAAGATTTAGCAACATTGAAAAATTCGGTTACCGATTTGGAATTTATTGAAGAATATCATCTAAATTCTGAGAATTTTATAAATGAGAAAATTGGGGTAATTAGAAGTTTAGATATGTTATATGGTGGTAATTTGAGTTGCTTACATTTGGGTTCATATACGATGACTGCCGGTATTAAAAATAATCAATTTGAAACCACATATGATGAAACTGGTTTAATGAATGCAGAAGGTAGAATTTTATGGATGACTAAGAATACAGATAGTATGTTATATTCAAAAAATTATATATTAGATGATGATACACCATTGTTATATCCTGATAATGTACTAAAATCACCAAATGAAATTTTGGTAGGAGACACAATAAAAACTATCAAATTTGATTGGATTCCTGAAGATGAGGGTACAATTGATAACCCAACATATCAGCCAAATGTTAACTCAGGTAGTTACAACACAGATTTAACAACATTCACAACCGGGTCAACTGAGGTGGTACATATAAGTGATACAATCAGAAATACTGTAATGATTAGAGTTACATTAGAAAATGGTATAGTATATGAAGATTTACCAACATCTGTTATGTATATTGAAGAACATGATACATTAAGAACTACTTTTTCAGATACAAATACTTTTAGAGTAAATGACTCAATTGTATTTTATGATAGTAATAATACACTTATTAAATCTAAAATTACAAATTTAGAAATTGTTTACGTTAATAGAAAAGTTTATGATTTAAACGTAGAACCAAGTGATATATATTTGAGTTTAGCCGATTCTACATTAGGATTATTTTTTGTACAACACAACGGATGTTCTGTTTATTGTTATGGTGGATGTTTCCCCGCGGGCTATTGTGGTAGTTGTCCAAACTGTGAACAAGGATTTAAACTATAATTAAATAATTTATTTAAAAATAAAAATATGAAACCAAGAATAATTAAAAGTGAAATTGTTATAACTAACACAACCACAGATACAAACATAGCAACTATTATGCAAGAAGTTGCAAATCTTATATATGTAGATGTAACACAATAATACTATGAAACTATTTACCTTTGGTGATAGTTGGACGGAGGGTGTAGGTGGAAATCGTAAATATGAAGATAGTACAGATAATCCGGAACAAAAGACAACAATAAGAAAAAAGTATTGTTGGCCAACACACTTATCAGAGTTATTGAAGTGTGAAGTTACAAATTATGGAGTAGGTGCTTTTTCAAATAATACAATATTTAATTCAATCTGTCACCAATTAAAAAATGAAATCATCACTAAAGATGATTTTGTTGTTATTATGTGGAGCTCATCTTTGAGGGACAATTTACCATTTTTTGCAAACGAAGATTCTCTTCATATTTGGGGTCAGCGATATAAAAGTAAACAACATCTAATTAAATATATCTTTGATGGTATTACTAGTAATAGTGTAAAGTATAATAGAGTAGAAAAAAATTTTAGAGAGTATTATATTAGTAATTTATTTAGTGATACTTACTACGATATAGTAAATCAAAATTATATATTACATTTACAATTTATGTTTAAAGAAATGGGAATACAATATCTTTTTTGTGATGCATTTGATACTATGATTAGTAAAAATATAATTTGTGAAATTGATAATACTAATTTAATTGATAGTAATAGATATTGGGGGTATAGAGAAAAAACATTTGCGGAATTTTTGATTGATTTAAAAAGAAGAGATGTTTGGGAAGATAATAATTATTGGAGTCAATCGACGTCCGGTAAACACCCAAGTAATACTGGATATCAGTTAATTGCGGAAGAATTATATAAATTTATATTAAATTCAAATTTACTAGAAAACAATATAGATAAAGATAAAAATTATTTAATATAATGAAATTTTCAATAAACAATTTTTTTTCAAAAGAAGAATGTAAATCTATTATAGAAATTGCAGATGAGATTGGTGTTAAATTTTCATATAATCCAAATGAAGTATGGGATTGTAAAAGAATTTATGATGAAAAATTCAAAGAAAATATTTTAAATAAACTAAAAACAAATTACAAAAATAATAATTTTAAATTATGGTTTGATTTAAATGAATTTGATATAAAAGATGTTAATATTAGTTTAACAAAATATTATGATAATAGGTGGTTAGATTTACATTTAGATAAGACATCTCAATTAACAACGGTTATAGTTCTTTCCGATAGATTTGATGATGGTAGATTTGTATTATCTACTAATAATGGTGATATTAATAAATCCGATAAGTACAATTTACAAATTGGGGATGGTATTTCGTTTGATGGTAGTAAAATATATCATGGAGTATTACCTGTTCATACGGGTATAAGATATGCTTTAAATATATGGATGACAAATACTGATTTTGAATATAAACCTTTAAAAATCAATAAAAGCATAATATAAAATATCACAATGAAACCAAATATTTATATATGTGGAGATAGTTTTGTAGATTGGGATTTGCCAGAAGTACATTGGACAGACTATTTATCTAACCATTATAATGTTATTAAATTAGGAAAGTTTGGTTCGGATAATCATTCTATAATTTATCAAACAGGAAATATTCCAAATTATATAGATGGTGATAGACTTATAATTGTATTTAGTGCACCTGGTAGATTTCCAAGAAGATATTTTGGTAAAAGAGATATAAATCATAATGTAAAATCTTTAAATTGGGAATGGTATACAGATAAATTATTTGCAAAAAAACTATTAGATTTAAGAATATTGGAAACACAAAATTGGTTAGAGGGAGAACGAGATAATGAGATTTTATTTATTAAAAAATTAAAAGATTTTTATGAGAGTTATAAACCAATATTCGTAACTTGGAATGAAGATTTTTATAAAAAAACAAAAGATTTTATAGAATTAATACAAGTTACATCAATATCCGACGAGGGGGGTGATAAAACTGATTGGCATCCTGGACGAGTTGGGTGTTATGAGTTTTACAAAAAAATACATACACTACTAAAAATAGAAGAACCAATTATTAATTTTCAAAATAATTTAAATTATTTAATATGAACCTATCAAATGATGAAATAAATTTTATAATATCAGAGTTAGATAATACACCTATAATGTCAGAAGATGATATGAAATATATTAAATCTTCCCATAACTATATGTATTTGACGGTTCATAATATACCTCATTCCAATCGAGTCCTAAATACTGAAAAATGTTGGTTTTATACTTTAAAAAATGAAAATTTAAATAAATTTATTTGTAATAAATTTGGTGAATCAATTGATAATTTATATACTATACATAGATTAATATATAATACGGGTGGTGAATGTAAGAGACATAAAGATAGGTTTACCACACACAAAACAGTTAGTTTGCTTCTATCAGATAAATTTGAAGGTGGAGATATGTATATTAATGGGATTAAGAACCCAATGAACAATTTAGGTGATTATGTGTGTTTTAATGGAGGAAAAGATTTTCACGAAGTAAAACCTATAACAGATGGTATTAGAGATGTATTGATAATATGGTTTTCTGAAAAGAAAGCAAAATTTAGTATTATATGAGAATTGCAATAGTGTGTAATGGTAGGAGTGGTTCCACATCAACGTTTTATTATTTAAAGTGTTGTTTAGCTAGAGAACGTAAAAAATATGATTCTTTCTTTGAACCATTTAATTTTATAAATCCAGATAGAGAGGATACATACAACCAACTAAAAAGAATTGATGAAATAATAAATAAAAAAAACATATTAATAAAAACATTTATAGATAGTGATAATTACCCATATGAATCTTTTAAAAGTGTAGAAGATTATTGGGAATGGTTTTATTCATTTTTTGATAAAATAATAGTATTAGAAAGAAAAAATAAAAGATTACAAGCCGAATCATTAACATACCATCTGAAAATATCTAAAAATAGAACACCTTTACAAAATTGGCATACACAAAAATATTATGAATTAACAGAGGATGATGAGGATACTATAATAGAATTAACACATCATTTAGAATCGGCTGCAAGCGGCCTAAAATCCATTTCCGACATGGGATATCCACTATTTTATTATGAAGATTTATTTGTCGACAAAGATATTGAAACAATAAAAAGATTAAACGAATATTGTGAGATAGAATATAATCAAAGTTGTATTGATGAGTGGATTAATTCACCATATAAAAAAGTAAGAATAGAAGAAAAATCAAATAAATTAATATGAAAAAATTGTGGATATTTGGTGATTCTTTTTCTACACCATTTGATAATAAAACATTGGGTAATTGGGATGCGGACTATTGTAATTGGAAAGGGTATGTTCCTAAACATTTTAGTGATATTATAGCAAATGAACTGAGAGTAGATGTAAAACATTTTGGTATTGGTGGAATAGATAATGATACTATATTTGAAAGAGTATTAAAACAGGCCCCTAAAATTAGTAAAGAAGATATAGTTATCATTGGTTGGTCAACAATCCATAGGTTTAGATTAGCAGATTCTATTAAAGGATTTATTACTATTATACCTAATAGCAGATTTAAACAAAATATACCATTTATATCCAAAAATACGATAGAAGAAATATTAGTAAATCGTTCTTTATTGGGATATGAATACGAATTATATGATAGAGTAAAGTTTTTAAATTGGTTATTTAAAGGTATGATATTGATTCAATGGACACCCTTTTGGGATATGGGTATTAAAATATGGGGTGATAGTGGATTTTCTACAATTACCAATGAAACTAATGGTTTAATGAAAGATGCACATTATTCGGAATTAGGACATGAACAATTAGCGAATAAGTTTTTAGAAATGATTGGTGACGATACATTAAGAAAAACTATTAATTCAATATGTGATATAGATAAATTAATATAATGATAGATTTAAAACAATATGTTTGTACGGTTCCGTTTGAGGCATTAGAAATACATGAAAATAAAAATTTTATGTGTTGTGCAAGTTGGTTGAAAAAAGAATTACCCAATGGGGTTCCCATAAAAGAATTATGGAATTCAGATGAAGCTATCGAAATACGAAAATCTGTAATGGATGGTTCGTATCGTTATTGTGATAAAACACAATGTCCATTTTTAGCTAGATTAATATCATTAAATAAAAGTATTTCCGGTCCAGTTATCCACATAGATAATTTGAGTGATGAAATGAAAATGAATTACGATACACAAACTGGTATAATTCCTACCGGCCCTAAAATAATTCAAATGTCATTTGATAGAACTTGTAATTATAAATGTCCATCATGTAGAGTGGATATGATTGTTGCAAATAGTGATAAAATAAAAAGTGTAAATCTTACAATAGAAGAAATAGAAAATGCATATTCCGATTCAATTGAAACAATTTATTGTTCTGGTACAGCTGACCCATTTGCATCTGTTTCATATAGAAATTTTTTAAGAAATTTTAATCCAAAAAAATATCCAAATTTAAAATCAATTCATCTACATACAAACGCCAGTTTGTGGAATAAAGAAATGTGGGATAGTATGCCAAATATACATAAATATGTTCATAGTTGTGAAATTAGTATAGATGCTGGTGCTCAATATACTTACGAAAATGTAACAAGGTTGGGAGGCAATTGGCATAATCTGATTTCAAATTTAAATTTTATTTCAACTATAAAATCTTTACAGAGTGTTAAATGTTCTTTTGTGGCCCAACAATCAAATTATAATGAAATGGAAACATTTTTAAATTTAATATATTCCATATTCAAAAATAAAACTAAAGTATTTTTTGGTAGAATAACAAATTGGGGAACATTTAGTGATGGCCAATTTAAATTAATTGATGTTGGTAATGATACACATCCAGAACATACATTATTTTTAAAACAATTTAAAAAGGTTGCAACCAATCCATTTGTATTTCATAATATGTATGAATTATTGGACAATAAAAAAACAATAATTTAAATTTGGTAATGTCAATTATTTGTCGTATATTAGAGTATTATAAACAATTAAACTCTAAATTATGAAACAAAAGACAGAACAAGAATTAAAAGCAAATTATGACCGATTTATAGGTATAATTAAAAAATATTTCACAGGAGAAAGATTGGAGAAATTACTCCATATGTATTCCGAAGAAGAATTGGGTGTTAATCTTACACTATCTGCCGCATCTGGCTCAAAACACTATCATAACGCATATATAGGTGGGTATATAGACCACATCTTTAACGTATGTAAGAACGCTCTTAAAATGAGAGACCTATTCGTAATGCAAGGTGGAGAGATTGATTTCACCGAAGAAGAATTAATATTTAGTTGTCTACATCACGACTTAGGAAAGTTGGGTGTTAAAGCAGAACTACATTATTTACCAAACCAGGAAGAGTGGTCTCAAAAGAAATACGGAACTTTATTTGTTCGTAATGAGAATATTCCATATATGACCTTAACCGATAGAACTTTCTTTACATTGAATCATTATGGTATTCAATATAATGAGAAAGAGTATTTCGCAATCAAACTTACCGATGGTATGTATGATGAAGATAATCAAAAGTATTTAGCAGGTCACGATTTGAAAAAGCAATTAGTTTACAAACTTCAATTTATCATGCATTGGGCAGACCATATGTCTACAATCATCGAAAGACAAAATAACGAAATTTAATGTCAAAATGTCAAAAGTAGTTCATTGGTATAATATTTGGACTATATAAGATATTATTAACTAAAAACATTTATATTATGTACATGATTGATTACAGTAAATTGTTCGATGAATTTTTTCCAATCGAACAACCAAAAGAAAGAACAACGTATGTTCAAAACAAATTTGCAGTAGACATTAAAGATGAATCTGCAACAATTGCATTATCAGTATTAGGACACAATCCTGATGATATTGAAATCAATTGTTTTGAGGACAAGATTGAAATCAAAGCCAAAAAAACACAAGAGGACAAAGAAAATCCTTTCAATCAATTAATTTCAGACATTGAAGAAAGAGTTAACGTAGGTAAAAACTTCGATGGCAGAAAAGCAAAAGCTGAAATTAAAAATGGTATTCTCTTAATTACTATTGAAAGAAAGGAAGAGTCCAAACCAAAAAAATTAACCCCAAAATTAGGTTAATTCAGTTATTTTTCGTATATTGAAAAGGTAGGAGATTAAACACTTCTACCTTTTTTATTACAAATAAATACTTATTACTATGATATACAACGAAAAAATACAAACGTTATTAGAATCTTTAGACGGAAAGTTGAGGATTTTACAAAACGGGATTACTGGTGCACAATCAATGACACCATCGGTTGCTCACACTACTTTGGAAGATGCAAGAAAGATAGTAGAACGTGTTGCCGAATTAACCAGAATCAATAGATAAATGAATTGGCTTAAATATTTAGTCGGATTTTCTGCACTAATTATTGCCGGATGTGCAGCTTACTTCTCCGTAACGGGTTTGGGTGTTCTATTTAGTGGAGCAGCCGTATCTGTTATGGTAATGGCCGGTGCACTGGAGTTTGCTAAATTAGTAGCAGCAACTTATCTCAAACAAGAGTGGGAAAACATAAAGGGATTTAATAAGTGGTATTTGACCTCTGCCGTTGCATTACTGATGTTAATCACCTCAGCTGGTATATTTGGATATCTTTCTAATGCATTTCAATCTCAGTCCCTAAAATTACAACAGGTTGATAGAGAGGTTTTAGTCTATACTACAAAAATTGACCAAAATACTGCACAAATTACTCAACTTAATACTCAATTAGGTCAATTATCTTCAACACAAAACACAATTTTAGACAAAGGTAAGGTAAATTCTCGTCTTTTACGTTCAATTGACCAAAAAGACAGACAAACTGCTCAAATTAATAAAAAAATTAGTGATTTGCAAGACCAAAATGCTAAAAATAACGATGAAATCAACAAAATTAAGGTTTCTAACTTAGATTTGGAGAAAGAAGTGGGTGGTTTTAGGTTTATAGCTGAAGTTTTTGGTGTAGAATTAAAAAAAGTAGTCAAATTCTTTATATTTTTGATTGTAATAGTGTTTGACCCATTGGCCGTTGCACTTATTATAGCATTTAATGGTTTAGTTTTACCAAAAAATAAAACAAGAGAAGAACTTTTATCGGAAATGGTTGAAAATAACCAAAAATTAGGATTATATGAGGTTTACGGAGATGATATTGTTAACGAAAACGAAAAAAATGAGACTAACAAAAAAGAAGAAGATACAAATGTTGAATCTACTAATGTTGTGGTTGATGATACACCTACTTCTGAAAATGTAGAAGAAAATCTTCCAGATTTAAAATGGGAAGAATATATGCATCCAGAATTTCCTTGGAATAAAAGAAATTTATGGATAAATAACCCAAAGGCCGTTAATTATTGGTTATCAACTAAGGGTGGTAATGTTAGAGAGTTATCTAGACTAAGAAGTGAACATGAAAATATTAAAACTTATTAATATTTGGTAAATTAAAATTATTTTCGTATATTGAAAATACGAAATTATAATTTATGAAAAAATATGCATTATTCATCGGAAGGTGGCAAACATGGCACAAAGGTCATGAGTGGTTAATCAATCAACAATTAGAAAAAGGAAAGAATTGTTGGGTTGCAATCAGAGATGTACAAAAGGATGAAAATAATCCAAAATCAGCACAAGAAGTATTACAAGAATTACAAAAAGAACCATTTTTTACAAACAATTGGGATAAAATATTGTTATCAATTATTCCAGACGTTGAAAGTGTAAACTATGGTAGAGGTGTTGGATATGAGGTTATATACCACGAACCTCCTACTAATATTGAAGTAATTAGTGGAACTAAAATTCGTAAAGGTGAAATTGAGAAAGATGGTAGTAGAGCGTAAAAGACACATTGCAAAAACTATCTCATATCGTATTATAAGTACCATAGTTGGTTTCTTATTAATGTGGTTAATAAGTGGTTCAATTAAAGTAGGAGCAACATTTGGTGTAGCAGAATTGATTTATAAACCCATTCAATATTATATTCACGAAAGAGTATGGTATAAATGGATTAAGTACGGATTGAAAAAATAAAAACATTATTATAATGATAAACTATACTACTATACCAAATTTTCTATCAAAAAAAGAATGTGAAGATTTGTTACAATTTTCATTAACCAAAGAATTGAAACCAGCATTGGTATCAGATACTAAAAGGTTGAATCTAAAAAGTAGAAAATCAAATGTTTTTTTCTATGATTATAGTTTAGATTTTCCAAATTTAAATGAAAAATTAATTAATATTTTTAAAAAAGAAGTAAATGTAAAAGGTTATGAAATTGATTTTACAAATAATATGTTTCAATTTACAGAATACACAACAGACGGATATTATAATTGGCACGAAGATTCTGCAGATGGAGTCTATCAAGAAAGATATTGTTCAATGGTTATACAATTAAATGATGAATATACTGGAGGTGAACTACAAATAAAAGATAAGGATGATAATGAAATAACATTAGAAAAAGGGGTGGGCAATCTATTTATTTTTTATTCACATTTAACACATAGAGTAAAACCCATAATATCAGGAACAAGATACTCATTAGTTAATT